AGAAGAAGCAGACCAAGCAGGACGTCAAGCCCTCCGACTTCTACAAGCAGGTCTTCCAAGAGCAGGCTCGCGAACGCAAGCATCAACTGCGAGCGGTACCTGACGAGGAGACTGGTTGATTCCCGGCCCTGTAGCGCCCTCTCCGCTGCGTAGCCGGTAACCGTGGCGCCCTCACCACGAGCAAGGCTCTTCGGAGCCTTGAGGGCCTTCAAACTAACTCTTGCGCAATGCCCAGCACTAGTGTAGGCTGGTGGTAAGAGTCGGAACAACCACCCTGGAAAGTTATGGGTGCTCGGATGAGCGTAGGGTCAACCCCTGACGTTGCTCCGAGGTGGTCCAGTAGCGCATTGATAGCGCGACAGCCCTGAAGGGTTGGAGGAGAGGGTTTGATTCCCTCCTGGACCGCTCGGCAGGCGTGCAAAGGCCCAGCCTCACGGTTGGGAAAGTACGCCTGCTGTCTTGGGGAGTCGGATAGGTGTCTAGCGGAGTCTCATAAGCTCTAGCCCTCCTGGTTCGAATCCAGGGCTCCCCACCTAGGTGTAGCTCAGCTTGGTCAGAGTGCTCCGTTTGGATCGGAGAAGCCGCACGTTCGAATCGTGCCACCTAGACTCTTGACAAGGAAGGATGCAAATGGCTCTGACAGGAGAAGCTAAGCGCGAATACCAGCGCTTGTGGATGCAACGACGTCGAGCTGCGTTCTTCGAAGACAAAACTTGCGTAAAGTGCGGAGCTGTAAAGGACCTTGAGCTAGACCATGTAGACCCGGCCACCAAGGTAACGCACAAGGTATGGTCTTGGTCAGAAAACAGGAGAAACGAAGAGTTGGCTAAATGCCAAGTTCTTTGTCGGGTGTGTCATCTTGCTAAGACCAAAGATCAAATCAGTAAGCCCCCAGTTTGTGGAACTACCTCGAACTACTACCGGGGCTGTAGGTGTGGTCTGTGTAAGAGAGCTATAGCGGACTACAAACAAAGGTACCGAGCAGGTCTCGCTCGTTAAATGGCTTGTAGCTCAATTGGCAGAGCAGCGCCCTGTTAAGGCGCGGGTTGCAGGTTCGAGACCTGCCGAGCCAGCCAGACATTTGTGAATTCCCTCAAGGAATCCGCAACATTCGAAGGAGTAATCCACGTTGAGAATCATCGGCCCTCCGTCTGCTACACGAGAGACGGTCTTCAAGAATCTCGTGGCTCAGAACCTGACGCCGTTGTTCATCGACACCATGGCTCCCGAACTCTGGGAGGCAGCCGTCTGGCACGACATCGACCCTGTAGGAGTGATCGCTCAGTCGTGGAAAGAGACGGGTGGCGGAACGTTTAAAGGCGCTGTCCGTCCGGGGTTCTACAACACCTGCGGTCTGAAGATCCGAAACCTCGGTATCCTGCCTGAAGCAGACGGGGACAAGCCCCTAGCTCACCAGATGTTCCCGTCTTGGAAGATCGGAGCTATGGCCCACGTTCAGCATCTCTGCGCGTACGCGGGTCTGACTATCGAATCGTTCGAGCTGAACGTAGATCCTCGTTGGGACTGGGTTGCGGGCAAGCATCGGCTGGAGAACTTCGAGGAGCTGGGTGGCAAATGGGCTCCTAGCGCCTCATACGGAACCGAACTAGTCGCTATGGCTAGGAAACTACAAGCGTAAGACACTCACCTTGAGAGGAAGGCTCCAGTGTCTCCTAAACCATTGGGCCTCCGCTCTAATCCATCACACATCATCGGCCCTACGTGGCAAGTCCAAGACGACGGCAGTTGGTATTTGCCCCGTCACACCCTCGGGTGGGCGATCGTTGACTGGATTAGCGAATATCTCAAGACCCCAGAAGGGGATGACGACGAACCGTTCATGCTGACGTTCGAGCAGGTTCGATTCCTTCTCTGGTGGTACGCAGTCGACTCCAGTGGCAAGTATTCTTACCGTTCGGGAGTGCTTAGGCGTCTGAAGGGCTGGGGAAAAGATCCTTTGGTCGCTGCTATGTCCCTCGCAGAGCTTTGCGGGCCTGTAGCCTTCAGTCATTTCGACCCTAGCGGTAAGCCCGTAGGCAAGATGCGTCCGGGAGCTTTGATCCAGGTCGCTGCTGTCTCTCAGGACCAGACTGACAACACCTTCGACATGTTCAGCCACCTAGCTACCCCCAAGTTGATCAGGGAGTTCAAGCTAGAGATCTTGAAGACCTTGGTCCACGCTAAGGGCGGTCGGCGGATTCAGGCTGTGACGTCCAACCCGAAGTCGCTGGAGGGCAAGCGCCCGACGTTCGTCATCATGAACGAGATCCAGTGGTGGGACGACGCTAACAACGGTCGTCGGATGTACGAAGTCATCAACGGCAACATCGTCAAGCGTGCGGGTATCGGCTCTCGGTACATCGCCATCTGCAATGCTCACGTCCCCGGACAGAACTCCGTGGGCGAGACTATGTGGGATAACTACCGTGCGGTCGTTGCGGGCCTCACGGTGGACACTGGACTGCTGTACGACGCTCTTGAAGCGCCTGCTGACACTCCTGTCTCTGAGATCCCGCCGCAAAACGTCGATCCGGAAGGCTTCAAAGCCGGTATCGACAAGCTCTACAAGAGCATCGAAGTTTGCCGAGGCGACTCGACCTGGTTGGAGATCCAACCTATTATCGACTCGATCTTGGACCGAAACAACCCGATTTCCGAGTCTCGGCGGATGTTCCTCAACCAGATCAACGCTGCTGAGGACGCTTGGATGACTACTCAACAGTGGGAGAACTGCCGAGTCAACTCCAAATTGAATCCGGGCGACGTTATCACCCTTGGGTTCGATGGTTCGAAGTCCAACGACTTCACTGCTCTGGTTGCTTGTCGGGTGTCTGACGGTTTGATCGAGGTCATCCGCATCTGGGACCCTTCAGGCTACAACGGCGAGATCCCCAAGGACGCAGTCGACTCCGTAGTTCGCTGGGTCTTCTCTCGATTCAGGGTAGTAGGCTTCCGAGCGGATGTCAAGGAGTTCGAGAGCTACGTTGCCGATTGGACGAAGTCCTTCGGTCGTAAGCTGAAGATCAAGGCGAGTCCGGGCAACTACATCGCATTCGACATGCGTGGCCAGACGAAGAAGTTCGCTTTCGACTGTGAGAAATTCCTCGACGCTGCGGAAGAAAAGGCTTTGTGTCACGGCGGTGACCCGTTGTTGAGTGTACATATCCTAAACTGTCACCGTCACCCTACCACGTTCGACGCTATCAGCGTGAGGAAGGCTAGCAAAGACAGTTCCAAGAAAATCGACGCTGCGGTTGCAGCCATCCTCGCTTTCGGTAGCAGACAGGAATACTTGATGACTAAGGGTAGTAGAACTGGAGAGGTCACGGTGATGTCATGAGCGCACCCACTATGGGCCTCGCTGGCCAGGTGCAATCTTTGGTCGACAATATCGGTAAAGACGGTAGAGTTCGGAAAGAAAACCACGACTACTACGAAGCCGAGAAGCGACCCGAAACTATCGGTCTCGCTGTTCCTCCTGCTATGAAGAAGCTGTTGGCCAAAATCGGTTGGCCCCGAATGTACATCGACTCTCTCGAAGAGCGGTTGGACATCGAGGGTTTCCGATTGGGTAAGGGCGGACCTTCTAGTGAAGAGTTGTGGCAGTGGTGGCAGTCCAACAACATGGACGTGGCCTCTGGCCTGGCACACACCGAAGCGTTCATCCACGGTCGATGCTACATTTCGATCTCGGCGCCAGATCCGGATGACCCCCTCTCGGATAAGACCACGCCGGTCATCCGAGTCGAGTCGCCAGACGACATGTATGCGGATATCGACCCTCGTACTGGTCGAGTAACCCGAGCTGTTCGGTTGTACCGGAACCCGGAGTATCCAAACGAGGACAGGGCCACCCTGTTCCTGCCCAACGCTACCTGGTTCTTCAAACAAGGCAACAGCGGTTGGGTTGAAGATCGTGACCCGGTCAAGCACAACCTAGGCGTTGTTCCCGTGGTTCCTCTGTTGAACAAGAAGAGGATCGGGGAGCGAGTTGGCAAGTCCGAGATCTTCCCAGAGCTTAGGTCGCAGACCGACGCTGCTGCGCGTTTGATGATGAACATGAACGCTACCGCTGAGTTGATGGCAACCCCACAACGAGCGATCTTCGGTGTTGACCGGGATGAACTTATCTCGCAAACTCAGACGGGTGCTACCTGGGAAGCGTACATCGCGAACATCCTAGCGTTCAGCGACTCGGAAGGAAAGATCACTCAGCTCGCAGCGGCGGAACTCAGGAACTTCGGCGACGCTATGTCCGAGATTTCCAAGCTGGTAGCGGGCATCACAGGTCTACCTCCTCAGTACCTAGCCTTCTCGCAGGATAACCCGGCATCGGCTGACGCTATCCGCGCGAGTGAGGACAGGCTCATCAAGAAGTCCGAGCGTAAGTGTCGGGTGTTTGGTGAGGCGTGGGAGCAGGTTATGCGGGTTTGCCTTTTGGTGATGAAGAAGCCGCTTACGCCTGAATCCTACCGTATGGAGACTGTTTGGAGGAACCCGGCGACTCCTACTTTCGCAGCTTTGGCTGACGGGGTGGTTAAGCTGGCGACCGCTCAGACTCCAGAAGGTGTG